GTGTAGGAGGTACTGTAACTGGTAAGGGTGCCGATTTGTTGATCATTGACGATCCGCACTCGGAACAAGAGGCTGCGGCGGCTTCTGGTAATCCGGAAATTTACCAGAAAGTGTATGAGTGGTACACCTCGGGACCTAGACAGCGTCTTCAACCAGGCGGCGCTATTGTGATTGTGATGACTCGCTGGGGAGAAGCCGATTTAACGGGGCGAGTATTACAAGATGCGCTTAAAAGGGAGAAAGGTGAGGAGTGGGAATTGATTGAATTACCCGCAATTATGCCTAGTGGTAACCCCTTATGGCCTGAATTCTGGTCTATTGACGAATTAGAAGCCTTGAAAGAGGAATTACCAGTATCCAAGTGGAACGCCCAGTACCAACAAAAACCAACTGGCGAAGAAGGTGCGTTAGTTAAGAGAGAATGGTGGAAGATTTGGGAGAGAGATAGACCGCCGTCATGTGAATACGTAATTCAGAGCTGGGATACTGCGTTTACCAAGTCGGAAAGAAGCGACTATTCGGCTTGTACAGTGTGGGGTGTGTTCCACATGGATGAAGATCCCAAAAATGTGAACGTAATCTTGCTGGAAGCGTACCAAGAGAGGCTAGAGTTTCCTGAACTCAAGGAAAAAGCTTTTGAGATGTACAACATTTGGGAGCCGGACACTTGTATCATTGAAGCGAAGGCGGCTGGCTCCCCGTTAATCTTTGAAATGAGGAGAATGGGCGTACCTGTACAGGAATACACGCCGGTTCGTGGAAATGATAAGTTTGTGCGTATAAATTCCGTGACGGATTTGTTCAGGTCGGGTAAAGTATGGGCTCCGGATACGCGGTGGGCCCATGAATTGATTGAGCAGATGGCTTCTTTTCCTAATGCGGCTCACGATGACTTGGTAGACTCAAGTACACAGGCTTTAATTCGTTTTAGACAGGGCGGTTTTTTGAGGTTAAACACTGATGAAGAAGAAGAGCAGGTTTACCGCCGTAAAGTTTCATATTATTGAGGATTGAAATGGAATACGATCCGCTTTTTAAATTGCCTACTGGGGTAGACGACATTGAATCTGTTTTCAAAACGGCTCGCGGGTCTACCTATGCTCACCATGCGGATACTACTAGCACACGCAACCGCAGCGGGGTCAACCATACGGATAAAAGTACAGGAATTCAGCAGCGCTCTGGTAAAACCATTTATATGGATCCAAAAAATGTAAACCAAGTTGCAGGCCTGTACCAAAATGCCGAGATTGGAACCAAGTTAGTTCCACTAATGGCAAATGGCAAACCAACAGGCGAATTGGCTTTGCAGTTAACAGAAGACTATGGACCCAAAAAAGCTGGTTCTATTTTGGCAAAAGCACCATACAAGATAAAACCAGAGGTTGGTTTAAATCCTGTTGAATTGTTTGGAAGTGAAAGTCCTATTGGCTCTTCTGGCAAAAATGTTCACTTTGGAAATGCAATTACAGAGGTTCACCCTAAGCCGGCTAGGCTTGGTGGAAAACTTGGTCTGGCTGGGGCTTTATTGGGCGGGGCTGGTTCTGCAAATGCTGGCGAATATAGGAAGGCTGCCGGTGATGTGGCGGAAGCATTTTTGCCAATAGGTCTTACGCCAACTGAACTAATGCCTAATGAGGTTGGTGATTTAGAAGCCCGTAGAAAAATGGCTCCTACTATTGATAAACAAAAAGGTGGCTCTATACAGATGCCCGACAGTTACACTAGCGGTAGCTGGAAACTTATTTAAGGAAACATATGGCTATTGATAAGGCACTGTACCAAGCACCACAAGGATTAGAAGCCTTGGCGGAACTTCCAGAAATGGAAATTGAGATGGATCCTGAGATTGAGATAACCGAGATGGAGATCGATCTTGGTCCTGTAGCTCCCAATATGGATGACTCATTTGACGATAACTTGGCCGAGTACTTGGATGAGAGTGTGCTTGAGGAACTGGCAAGTGAGTTAGCCGGCGACTTTGATGACGATATTGGTAGCCGTAAAGACTGGATGCAGACCTATGTAGATGGTCTAGAACTCCTTGGCATGAAGATTGAAGAAAGAACAGAACCTTGGGAAGGTGCATGCGGCGTTTATCACCCCCTATTGTCTGAGGCTCTGGTTAAGTTTCAAGCCGAAACCATGATGAGTACATTTCCAGCGGCTGGGCCGGTGAAGACTCAGATTATTGGTAAAGAAACACCCGAGAAAAAAGCGGCGGCGGTTCGTGTTCAGGATGACATGAACTACCAGTTGACCGATGTGATGACTGAATTTCGTCCTGAGCACGAGCGTATGCTTTGGGGCTTAGGTTTGTCTGGTAATGCTTTTAAGAAGGTCTATTACGATCCTCACTTAGAGCGTCAGATCTCTTTGTTTGTGCCGGCGGAAGACTTGGTTGTTCCTTATGGCGCTTCTAACTTAGAGACTTCTGAGCGTGTTACCCATGTAATGCGTAAGACTGAGAATGAGCTACGCCGTTTGCAAGTGGCTGGCTTCTATCGTGATATTAATTTGGGCGAACCAGACAATGTGCTGGATGAGGTTGAGAAGAAGATTGCGGAGAAGATGGGCTTCAGAGCCACAACAGACAGCCGCTACAAACTTCTTGAGATGAGCGTTGACCTTGATCTACCTGGTTACGAGCATGAGGTAGACGGAGAACCTACTGGCATTAAGTTGCCGTACATCGTGACCGTTGAGAAAGGGTCAAACAAAGTTTTGGCCGTGCGCCGCAACTGGGAGCCCGATGATGAAACCTATCAAAAACGCCAACATTACGTCCACTATGGATACGTTCCTGGATTTGGATTCTATTGTTTTGGACTTATTCACCTTATTGGAGCGTTTGCCAAGTCGGGTACTTCTCTTATCCGTCAGCTTGTCGATGCTGGCACTCTTAGCAACTTGCCCGGCGGTTTCAAAGCTCGCGGCTTGCGTGTAAAGGGAGACGATACACCAATTGCTCCAGGCGAATGGCGCGATGTGGATGTACCTAGCGGCACAATCCGTGACAACTTATTGCCACTTCCATACAAAGAACCTAGCCAAACACTGATGGCTTTGCTGGGTCAGATTGTGGATGAGGGTCGCCGCTTTGCTAATACGGCTGATTTGCAGATTAGCGATATGTCGGCTAATGCTCCAGTCGGTACTACGCTAGCTATTTTGGAGCGCACGCTTAAAGTGATGAGTGCTGTTCAAGCGCGCATTCACTACTCGATGAAGCAAGAGTTAAAGCTCTTGAAAGGCATCATTGCAGCGTACACGCCAGAAAATTACAACTACCAGCCAACTGAGGGAAGCCGTAAAGCCAAGCGTAGTGACTACGATAATGTGGATGTTATCCCCGTTAGTGATCCTAATGCGTCCACTATGGCGCAGAAGATTGTGCAGTACCAAGCTGTTATGCAGTTGGCACAGCAGTCACCCCAGCTTTACAACATGCCTTTGTTGCACCGTCAAATGTTGGATGTTTTGGGTATCAAAGATGCGCAAAAACTTGTTCCGATGGATGAGGATCTTAAGCCTACAGATCCAGTCTCTGAAAACCAGAACGTGTTGATGATGAAACCCGTCAAGGCTTTCATGTATCAAGACCATCAGGCACACATCATGGTGCATATGTCAGCGATGCAAGATCCAAAGATCATGTCATTGCTCCAGAATAACCCGATGGCTCAGCAGTTACAGCAGGCAATGATGGCTCACATTAATGAGCACTTAGGCTTTGAGTATCGCAAGCAGATTGAATTGCAGTTGGGTATGAGTTTGCCACCTCAGAAAGATGAGGCCGGCGAAGACATTAACATGGATCCAGAAGTGGAAGCACGTTTGGCACCATTGCTGGCTCAGGCATCACAACGCTTACTTGCAAGCAACCAACAACAACAGGCTCAGCAGCAGGCTCAGCAACAAGCTCAAGATCCGCTGGTTCAATTGCAACAACAAGAGTTGCAAATTAAACAGGCTGAGCAGCAACGCAAAGTAGCCAAGGACGCAACAGATGCCCAGCTCAAACAAGAGCAGTTGGGACTGGAGGCGCAACGTCAGAAGATTGATGCCATGAAATCTGTGGCTCAAATGCGCAATACCAAGCAGGCGCACTTGATTGATAAAGGCGTGGAAGTTTTGAGTCACCTCTCAGAAAAACACCACAGCAAATTAAACCAAGAATCTAAGGAAGAATAATGGACGTAATTGATGTACTGGTAAAGCAATCTGACGAGAAGATTGCTCAACTCAAAGACTACTTATCGGAAGGTAGGGCTGAGTCTTTTGAGGAGTACAAGAAACTCTGCGGTGAGATCAAGGGTCTGCTCACTGCAAGAGGTTATGCACTAGACCTGCAACAAACCATGGAGAAAATGGATGACTAGTTCCATCCTGTTAGCTACAGACGCTAACAACCCGCAAGTTGTCGGGGCTTATAACTTTGCTGCAAGCGCAGAGGAAAAAGGCAAACAACTACCGAAACCATCTGGCTATCGTATTCTTTGTGCCATCCCTGAGGCGGAGAAAGAATTTGAAGATAGTGAAGTTGGTTTAATTAAAGCTGATGAGACTATGCGCAATGAAGAGACACTCACAACTGTCTTATTTGTTGTAGACCTAGGACCAGACTGCTACAAAGATCCGGTTAAATTTCCAACCGGTCCATGGTGCCAACAAGGTGATTTCATCTTAGTTCGCCCACATTCTGGATCTCGACTGGTTATCCATGGCCGTGAGTTCCGTATCATTAATGACGATACTGTCGAGGCCGTCGTAGACGATCCCCGTGGTATTAAACGCAAATAAAGGAGTACAAAATGCCTGAATTTGATAAAGACGAATTTAAATTTCCAGACGAAGCCGCACCAAAATCTGAATCAAAAGGATCAGACTTTGAGATTGAGGTAGAGGACGATACGCCCGCCCAAGATCGCAATCGTGAGCCCATGCCAAAGCCTTTGGTAGAAGAGCTGGAAAAAGATGAGCTTGATAAGTATGACGATGAAGTCAAGACTAAGCTCAAACAGATGCGTAAAGTCTGGCACGATGAGCGCCGCGAGAAAGAATCAGCCCAGCGTGAACAGCAAGAAACTTTAAATGTTGCTCAGCGACTATTAAAAGAAAACCAACGTATTAAAACTATTCTTACTAATGGTGAGAAAGAGTACATTGCTACCGTGCAAAACGCCGCCAACATGGAGTTGGAGATGGCCAAACGTGCGTACCGCGAGGCATATGATTCTGGCGATACTGACAAGATGATTGAGGCTCAACAGTCTCTACAGAATGTCAATTACAAATTAATGCAAATTAAAAACTTTAAGTTGCCCCCTTTACAAGAGGAGGAAATTGAAGTACAACCGCGTCAAGAGCAACGACAACCTGTTCCTAAGCCTGACAATAAGGCTGAAAATTGGCAAGACCGCAACCGCTGGTTTGGCCAAAACAAGGGAATGACAGCTTATGCTTTAGGTGTTCACGAAGATCTAAAGGATTCTGGAGTTCCAGTCGGCTCGGATGAATACTATGCGGAATTGGACAAAACAATACGCCAAAGATTTCCTGAGGTTTTCCAAAGGACATCAAATGAATCAACGGCTAAAACTGAGCCTGCTAAGCCAAAACCTAGCACAGTAGTAGCCCCGGTAGCTCGTAGCACCTCCCCAAACAAGGTGAAACTAAAGCAGAGCCAGTTGAATACAATTAAAAAGCTAGGAATTACACCTGAACAATATGTTCGTGAGTTCCTAAAAGTGGAGGCCCAAAATGGCTGAAAGTAAATTGACAAGAGAATTACAAACACGTGCGGTACAAGAGCGTCCTAAGCAGTGGGCGCTTCCTGAAATGTTACCTGAGCCAGACAAACAGCCAGGTTACAACTACCGTTGGATTCGCGTCTCAACATTGAATGCGTCAGACCCACGCAACCTTTCGGCCAAACTCCGCGAAGGATGGGAACCCGTAACAATTGAGGAGCAACCCAAATTTCAACTGTTAGCCGATCCCAATAGTCGCTTCCGCGAAAATATTGAGATTGGTGGATTGTTACTTTGCAAAACACCTTCTGATTTTGTTGAACAGCGAAACCAACATTTTGCTAAACAAACACAAGCTCAGACGGATGCTGTAGATAACAGTTTCATGCGTCAAAGTGATGCGCGGATGCCGCTCTTCCAAGAGCGTAAATCTTCAAGTAGCTTTGGCAAAGGTACTTAAATCTTTTAGGAGTCCTTAAATGGCTTATCCCGTTATCTCGGCCCCTTACGGCCTAAAACCGATCAATTTGATCGGAGGTCAGGTATTTGCGGGTTCAACTCGTGAATATCCGATCACTAACGCTTACAGCACGAACATTTTCTACGGCGATTACGTAGGTTTGTCTCGTGGTGAAATCGTTCGTTTGTCTGTG